TGCAACGTCATACAAATCAGTATGGTGCATATCGCCAATGCTACTGAAATTACCCGACTTAATAAAGTCTTGAACAAATGGAATGTACTCAGGTTTAGGCTTGCGGTTGTTTCTTCCTTTAATTTCTAAAATACGTTTTGCTTTTAAATTTGGAATAAAAAAATCTTTTTCTTCCTGAAGTCCTGCTTTTTTAAAAATATCAACAAGCTTTTCTACATATTCTTTCTCATCATTGGCAGTATTATTTAAAACTTCATGAATATCTTTAAATTTTGGGCTTTCAATTATTTTTTTATTGGCCTCATAAAATGAAGGTGCGTTTACATTATCAACCTCAATCGTTACATGAGGTCTACCCTTAACATCGCGCAAGGTATATAGTTCAGTCTGACCAGCAAGTAAGCGTTCACAATGCGTATCAACGCAATGATCCATTAGATCGCCCTCATAACGAGTGGCATCACGCACAGCTTTTTTAGCTTCTTCTTCAGGCAATCCTTCTGGCTTTTTAATTTGCTTCCAACTAACTCCGTTCGGATTAATTTCTTCTGGATATTCTTTGAATGTATGTGTAGCTGGGTTGTTAGCAACCTCAAGATTAGTCTTTGTTTTTTGTACACTACGCCAACCATTAATCTTCCCAGACAATGCAGATACATCATCCACAGTCATCTTCTCTAAATCTTTGGGCGTAATCTTTAAATGTTTTGGAAGATTGGATGTAGGATCCATCGCAGCTTTAAGCTCATCAATCATATGACGAAACTCAAGACTTGTATCCATTGAATCTATTTTATGAACCCGAACATCATCAGCTAAATTAGTTAGCCAAGGATTCTCTTGAATTAATAACGTATCTTTTAAATGAGGAGCTTTGAAATCGCTGGCAAGATGTGAACCAATTTCAGCATCAACAGTCGATTCCCAATGCTTTGATGCTGGGTGCGTACCCAAACCTTCTGTGGGCATACCAACCCGCGCACGTTTTTCTTTTATGGGATCTCCATACCATGATTCAAAATTTTGCCAACCACCTTCAGGAATAGTCCCATGATACAAACCGTTAAAAGCTATATCCTCTTCTTCAGCAAATTGTTCTTTGGCTAATTCCAAACGGCGTTCAGATTGGGTAGTTGATTTCCCTGCCGCCCTTGCAGTCTCAATATCATCTGCCATTTTGTCTAATCGTTTTTGATTAGCTTTACGCAGCTCTTGCGCTTCTGCATATCTAAGTTCAATACCTAAACGAATAGGGTCTGACTCTGTACCCATTTCATTCTTGATATATTTATTAAGCTTTTGGTCAACCCATTTTTCAATAGCCGCATCTCTTTTTAACATTGGAAATGCTTCTTCTACTTGTTGACTAACGGTCATTCCATTGGAATCTGGTAATTTTTCAGGCCATATTTTTTCTATATCAGCTAACGACTCACTAGGACTTTGCCCATTCATTGTATGTATGGTTGATTTTTTTAAGTTATTTGTCATTTGCTCTGGAGAACCCGGCCTCCAATTCCCGCCCTTAGGCTTGATGATGTCATTGATCATGCCGTACTTGCGTAGCTCCGCTTCCATCATGTCAGCCGCTGTGGGAGCCAATGCTTTAGCGCCTTTGACTGCCAACTTAGCTGTCTTGCCTATTGCGGCTGGGGCAAAAGGGGCAAGCAACGATGTACTGATCTCAGCGATTGGGCGCTCTGTCTTTGAGGTAATGTTAGACTTCTGAAACAGTTCGTTCCACGCCTCCTTACCGCCCCAAGGCTTATCTGTTGAGATAGGAAAAGATGCAACGCGCTCACTGTCATTGTCCATCACAGATGCAGGCTCACTCAGCGCAGGTATCTTTGATGCCAGCCAATCAAGCCCTTGCAAAGGCATATTAGCCAAGTCCACAGCAAAGCCAAGATAGTCAGATACTAAGCCGCGGTTTAAGATGTCCATTGCCGCACCCTTGTCGCCGTAGGTCTGGCTTTCTTTATTGTAAGCATTTTTTAATTCAGACAACATTGACGGATTATCTACAGGCACTTTCAATGGGAATTCTTGTCCACCACCAGCCATATGCGCTACGCCGCCTTTGCGCATTCCATACTCTCTCTTCATTAGCTCTTCAAACATCTTGACCTGATCAATCTGCTGTTGGTCAATGATCTGTCTTCCAACGCCAAAGTGCAGAGTGCCGAGCGGGTTATCAGCTTGCACTGGATTTTTCATAATGGAGTCAAGCGTGTCGTGGAACTGCACTTCTTTAGGCAAAAGGACTCGCTGACGACCCATTGTGTCCATCGGCATTCTTAAACCATAAGTGTTGTGTTCAAGCTCCATAGGCAAGTGCGTTAAGCTAAGATCAGGGCGCTTAACCACAAAGCCAGAAATGCCGCCCTCAGTCGTTGTCAGATCTGGCTCTTCAACAGCGTGCTTAACGTCATAACCTCTAGGTGTCCCTAAATTCTTAGACGTACCTTCAAGCTCCATCAGGTGAGCAAAATGTTTGCGCAGCTTAGGATCATTCATCATTTGAATGATTGCCTCATCTTGATTGCGCACGCCCACAAAATTAGGGTAAGCGTTACGCATCATCTGATCGAGCGCATCTAAGTTCTTCTTAGGAATCTTGGCGCTGTTTAATGCTGACAACAATGCGTCTTCGTAATGAACTGCATAAGGAAGACCTTCGCTCCCCATGTTAGAGAACACAGCATTGATTGGCACGCCGCCATATTGCTTTTGGATGCGCCCCATCATCTTCCAATAGTCTGATGCGGTATCTACGCCAGATGCCCATCCATGTTCAAACATAGGGCCAGCTTGCAACTGGACTGGTCGATTAAGCTTCAACCCATTAACGCCATACAATGTGCCAAGCCGACTTGCGTCACCAGCGAGCGACACATCCACCGAACCTTTGCGGTCTGCAATGTCTAATACAGGCAACGACTTTTGGTCAAACGCCTCAATGTCATGTTGGTATTCAGCCTCGCGGTCGTGCCGCTTCTTTGACTTGCCAGCAACACTCTCAGTCTTGCCCGGCTTGCGAACAAACTGTTTCTGCAACTGTGGGCCAACGCGATTAACAATCTCAAGCATCTCTTCTTGGGTACGAGGCTTTGCTCTAGGCAGCCGTGGTGGTGTGTCCGTAGCAACCCTTACAGGCACAGGCGGTGGATTCCATTTGCCAGATAGAATGTCTGCCGCTTCTTGCAAGTCAGGCCCCTGCTGCCCAATAAGATGCGGCGAGTTTAATTCTACTAACCTAGCTGCCTGTTTTCTGTTAGGAGCTGATTTAAGGGATGCCGTAAGAACATCTTTAATTTGTTTTAATCCCATGACTACCTCAACAGTTAAGCCGCATACGGATTGACAGCAGGTTTTTTGTTGCCATCTACATAATCATCGTCATCATATCGCGGCGCAGGGTCTATATCAAGGAAACCCGCATCACGCAAGTATCTCAGCGCCTGCGTACACGAATCCACATAGTCGTCATGCGTCGATTCAGGGAAGCTGCATATCTGGCTAACAAAGCCTTCCGCCCAGTCCCTTACATACCCCTTGCGCTGCGTACTCTCTGGGATCCACACCCGCTTGTGGGCAATGATGTTCGCCACAATCGACAGCCGCTGGATCTTGTCAGCCCTGCCGGGGTTATATGCCCTTACTGGCAGATGCGCCCTTTGCAAGTCTTGGATCAGGCTGATGCCAGATGCCTTGTCTTCAATCAGGATCAGGTCAACTTTCTTGCCGCCAACGAAGTTGCCCCTGCCCTCTTCCTCTGGATCAGCGCCGTAGCTAACCTTGAACTCCTCGATCACCTTCGGGCGCAGGTCTGGGTATTGCAGCCTGTCCTGCCACGCATCGATCAGCATCACAGCCATTGGCCCATCCTGTGGCTTGAAGATCCCCCACGTTGTGGAAGCCGTAGCATCGTTCACCGTCTTCTCGGTGTAGGCACAATCATACGACTGGATTACATACTCAAAGCGGGGGAAGGGCTTGCCGTCAGGCCATAGCTTGAACATCTCCCGCTTAACGATCCCGCCCTCCTCTGGGTCAATGATCTCAGCGTGGATCTCCTGCCGCCCTAGCTTCGTGTTCTCATACTGCAAGATCTGCTTCTGAAACTGTGGAGCCAAGTTAGCAAGGTTGGCGTAGGTCGAGGCGGTGGTCAGCACGACATCGTCGCCCTCCCTGCCCACTAGCTCAACGATCAGATCCTTCGGCTTAGGCGTAGTCGTGCAGATCAGGCGCGTCCTCGATCCCAAGCGGATACCGAACATAGCCATGTCCCATGCGTCTTGCAGGTACTCCCATGCTGCCAGCTCATCGAACCAGCCACCGTGAAACTGTGGGCCACGGAATCGCTCAGGCTCAGATGCTGGTATCCCCTTGATCAGCGAACCATTGATCAGGTACAGCTCATGTAACGCCTTGTTATAGTCCTTGATCAGCGCCTGCGGGATCACGCTCATCAGCCCTGAGTCGCCCTCAAAGCAGGTAGAGCGAACGTCCGAGCTAGTAGGGGCTGACACCACCCACCGAGTGTTCGGCTCAGTCCACGCCCACCAGCCTAGCTGCTCTGCCGCCGTCCTTGTCTTGCCTGCGCCACGCCCCGCCAATAGCAGCCATATCGACCACCAGTTACCAGCAGGTGGGATCTGATGCTTATGCGCCTTAGTCAGCCAGCCTGCACGCCACTCAAACGCCGCCCGATAATCCGCTGGCAGATTCAGGTACTGCTTTCTGACATCCTCGTCCTTTAGCAGCTCTTTCAGGTCATGCATTGGTTTTTTTGCCTATTAGCAAATCGGTAAGCTCTTTGACGCGAGCGCGTTCTTCCTCAAGCCACTTATGCAGGATCTTATTCTCGCGGCTCAATGCGTGCAGCTCGCCACGCAGGTGGGCAATCTCATTGATAGTATTGAACTCGCTCATTTTTTCTTCTGCCCAGCAAGCTCAAGGGATTGCAGCACCGTGTCGAATATCTCTGTGCTGGCTTTGATCTCAAGCGGATTGTCAGCGTCCCCCGCCACGATCTGGCGGTCGCCATACTTCTTAGGCTTTAGCTTGGCAGCCACCCACTTGCGAGCGTCCACCCGATTCTTCTGCCATGTCACCCAGCCGCTATCAGTGCGAGCTACGCCCTTGTCATCCACCACCTCAGCAGGCGGCTCATCAGCAATAGCAACGATCTCATCAGCCAACGTGTCAGCCTGCTCATCCCGCGCACGCGCATAGCTGTCCGCAAAGTCAGGCTGCGCCAACAGCCACTCATACACTGTGGAGTGACCGGGCATGTCGTCTTCCCTTGTCATCTGCCTTAATGATTCCCCATTAGCTATCCTTGTGAGGATCCTTGCTGCTACTTGTTTGCTGTAGATTGTTGGTCGCCCCATCTTCTTTCGGGGCTTGTCTTGCTCGGCGGCAAGTGTGGTGTTTGTTTGCTCAGACATCTTCTCAGTCCTTCAGCGTAATGGCTATAGATGCCGAGATTGTAATGTTATGTTGATTGTTCTGCAACGTAATGATCGACTACCTCATCTAACGCAGCCTGAGCTATTCTGACCACCTCACGCAATGCTCTGCTGTCTGTAGCCATCTTGTTTGGCGTATCTACTATCTCATCTAGCGCCTTGACCGCCTTGTCTAAAGCGGATTGCAATTGATATATCTCATAAGATAAGTCAGATATCTTTCCGACCTGCTCTTTCATATCTACCTGCACATAATAATCATTTGCCATCTTTCCCTCCTTACAGGTATTTGATTTAATTGTCGGTGGTCGGCGCTGATCTCCGACATGCCTGTGGTTTTCGCTAACGGTCGCCCGATCCAAGCACCAGCCTTCGACAGCGTATCAGCCTACGCATTCACCAACACGACTGAGGACTGCTCTTGAAGGGCTGACGGATTTGAACCGTCTCACTCAAGCGTGGTAACCATGCCCACAATCCTCATGCGTCTTGGTGCTGGTGGTTACAGCCACCAACCCCATATACAGCACAATACTTTTAAGCGAAAGTAAGCCTATATTTTAATTCAATCTTGCACATGTGTCCACCCGCCGTTAGTAGCGAAGCGCACTTTCATTACCTCTTCATCCTTTATCAGCCCACACTCTAAGCAGGTCTTCTCATCTACAAATACATGGATGCCGTTAACGATAGCCTTGCAATACGTCCTGCTAGTCATTGACCAGTTGTGATAGCAGTAGCCGCGACCCATAAAGAGCCGCGCTATCTCTTCACGTAACTTACCCATCTATTTGCTCAACGGTAATCTTGTATCGCAAACCATTCTGATCAGTAACAGTCATTGTCTTGTTAGTGCTGTTTAACCAACCCTCCTGCGTTAAATCCATCTTGACTGGCGTAGTGGAGCGCATAAGCTTTTGCTCATCAGCATCATTAGCCAATAGATTCTCGTGAATCAAGTATGCGAGGTAATCGCAGTAGACCATCTTAATCATCGCCCATCTCCTCTATTATCTTAATCTCAATGTCTTCCTTGTCAGCCTTGCTGAGAAGCGCCTCAAGCTCTGGCGCTGGCGTACCATCCAAGTGAAGTATATCGTAAGATATCTCGCTCCAGCCGTGGTAATCATAGTCGCTATCGCGGCTGTTACGGTTGGGCTTATGGTAGTGGAAGTCCGTCACATTCAACAGAACCTCGACTCGATCATCTAACTGAGCCAGATCAAGCGTATATTCGATTTGGGTGGCAACCATGTTATTTCCCCTCATAAGCTGAAAAAGATTCTGGGACATAGCACTCAGGGCAAATATCAATCGTGCCATCGCTTGCGCCGCTATTGTCGTTTACGGTCTCAATCTCATCCTCGTCAAACACAGAGTCGCAGTATTCGCATTTGTATTTTTTCATTTCGCTGTCCTTACCATTGGAATGCTGTGCAAACAACGCCACAGCGGGATTTAACGCAATCGTGGGCGCGAATCGCCGCCATAAGCTGCTCCTGCTCTTTCTTGCGGTCTACGCCGCTCCAGCGCACAGGTGCTACACCTGCCTTTAACTCTTCGCAACGTGGGCATCCCGCTTCTTTACGTCCGAAAACTAATTGGTGGTTATGTTTGGTAGTCATTTCGCTTTCCTTCGCTTTTAGGTGTGGATCCATAAATCACTTATGAATCCACAATTTTGATAACATTTAATTAGAAGTTGTAATCGTAGAACTTAACAGGCTCGTTACTTAGGGAAAACTTACGACCATGTGGGCATTTCCAGCCACGCTTGCCTAAACGGATACGAATCACTGGTGCTGTCTCGTCGCTGCTAATAGTCCACTTCTGGTCGCGCTGGTTTGAGCAGTGGGCGCTGAAGCCGCCAACGTGGAAATCAAGCTTGACTGAGTCATCACGCTCTGTCTTCATCTCGCGGATCTCAATAGTTTTATCGCTGATAACACGAACGATCTCATATGGGTCGATGTCGCTGTAGCCGTAGTGGTTTGCGTATTTCATGGTGTTTCTCCTTATTCGCTATCCTGACCAATGTGTCAGTGATTTAATTATCGGTTAAACGATTAGGGGGAGTCAACCCCCTAACGCAAATATTTTTAAATTATTTTTGGGCGCTGGATAATTGTCTGTTTGACACCATCGCGGATACCGTGTTCTTTAACGGTGGCAATCACAGTAGCAGTCTCGCCTTTTAGGGGAAAGCCTGAAGCGTTGCCTTTGTAAATAATGATGTTGTTTTGATCATCTTCGCAGATGTGGATGAAATTAACGCCAAATCGGCTCTCTAAAGCAACAATATGCTTGACCGTAAGGGTAAGTGTCACCTTCTCGCCAACAACGCCTACATGAGCGCGTAGAGCGTTCTGCGCGGCTTCTTTATCAGCCCATTCAGCTTTGCGTGCAGCCAGTGCGTCAATGCCCTTCAGTACGGCGGCGCATTGCTTTGGTGTCAACTTTCCAAAAGTATCGAAAGCTAAAGCCATCGAACCCATAAAACCGTGGTTATATCTGGTTTCGTAACCATTATCAGTACGACCTGAGTTTAATGCATCCTCTATTTCCTCAGCGCGATCAGTATTTAAACGCCATGTTTTTTGGGCATTGTTAATGATGTTGCGCTTGATTGCAGACTCATAAGCCGCTTCGTTTTGAATTACTTTGGTAAAGTTTGCTGTAGTCATTTTCGCCTCGGTTCGCTGTCCTGCAAAAGTGCAGTGATGTAATCTTAGGTTAAATGATTGGGGGTAGTCAACCCCCCCCAAACAAATATTTTTAAATTATTTTCCTAAAGTAAAAGTATATGTTGGCACTTTCTCAGCCGTTTTATAAGACCCAGACCAATGTGGGCCATAGGGCATATGAACAAACACCCTATTCTGCATTTCCTCTTCAGTTAAAAAGTTTTCCGGCGATAGCCGCTTTACTCTAGCTATTGCTTTATCTATAACTTCTGTCTTTTTTGAATCGGACGCAGCCATCAAAATAAATTTATGCTCTTTAGATAACATTTCTTTTCCTTAATTAATGAATTTGGTTTTCGCCCATTGTGGACAAT